GAGACGGCGAGCTGTTTGCCCACCTTCCGGGCGCTGTGGGGCTGCGGGTAGTAGACGGAGAGCTGTATGGGGTGCTGGGGAAGAAAGCGGGCACCACCTACGCTCTCACAATCACCGACAACCTGACCTTCGCGGATTCGATAGGGAGGGAAGCCGGTAAGACTCTATCTGATTCGTTGAACCTTTCAGACGCCTACGACCGCTTGTTGGGGAAAACATTGTCGGACTCTCTGTCTCTGTCCGACCCAATCGCGAAGAGCATCCTTCGGGGGTTCGTAGACTCCTTCTCGCTATCGGATTCCTCTGAAGCCAAGCGAGTCCTAACGCTTCTCCTGACGGATAATCTCTCCTTCTCGGATGAATTAGGCGGCAGGGAAGCGGGCAAGACCGTATCAGACGCTTTGACCTTGACAGACAATCACCAACACTCCCTCTCGCGAACCGTCTCCGACAATCTCGCTCTCGGCGACTCCGTGTCAAAGACCATTGGCAGAGACATTGCGGATTCGCTGACCCTTTCGGACGCGGTTGCTCGTGTTGTTTGCCGGTCACTCGTTGATTCCCTCGCATTTTCCGACTCCATGGGCGAAAAGGCGGTCGGCAAGACCCTCTCCGACCCCATCGCCCTCTCAGACGCACGGTACGCCTCTGTAGCGCGGGTTCTGGTTGACGGCATAGTTTTACACGACCAGACATCCAAACTCGTCTCTACGGTCATCCTGGACGGTCTTTCTTTCTCGGATGAAGCGCGAAAGACGGTCGGCAAGACGCTGACCGATGTTTTGATGCTCACGGACAACCTCAGTCGCACAATCGACAAGGTTCTGACGGATTCGCTGTTGTTTTCGGACATTGCACAACGCATACGAGTGAAGGAACTCATTCTCACCGACATGCTCATTCTCGCGGACTCGCTCTCAAAGACGGCGGGATTGACGATTGAGGATTCATTGCGGTTCGCGGACCTGTTTGCGCCGGGATGGATAGAGCGCAGAGCGAGGGCGGGTGAATGGACTCGAATAAATCCATCACACCCCGAATGGATGCGCACCGGGGGGGGGCGATGAGATGACCTGGACCAAAGACGAGCCATCGCTATGAAAGGGCGGTGATGGATGATAGATGAACCTACTTGCAATGCGGACGGAAGTTCGTTCGCGAATCGCTGAAACCGCCACGACATTCTACTCCGATGCAGAAATAAACGGATGGCTGAATGCAGGACAACTCGACCTCGCGCAGAGACTCCCCAGCGAAACCCTCCACACCCTTCGCGAAATCTCCGTATCCGACACAATCGCAGGAGTGCAAACTTATTCACTCCCCGCCGACTTCCTCAGATGGCGGGGCGTGTCGTATGAGGGAACGCCCTGTCGCATGATTGGATTTGAGGAGCTACGAGCCATCAACGGCGGGAACGTGTTCTGGACTCCGACCGTCGCCGACCCTGCCGCGTTCGTGTGGAAGACGCTGGACATATATCCCAAACCCACAGAGGACAACAAGAAGGTGTCTCTCTACTACGTGAAGCGACCAACACAGATGACAGGCGATACCGCCGAATGCTCTCTTCCCAACGAACTCCACGAAGCGGTCATCTTCTACGCATGCGCTATAGCCCACTCGAAAGACCAGAACTACGATGCGGCGGCGCACTTCCGTCAGGCATATCAAGACGTGATCGCGAACTATACGACCCCTCCCGCCAAACAACCCCCTACCCCATCAGGAGGTGCATAATCCAACATGAACTTCAAAGAGATGTTCTCCGACCTGCAATCGCGGTTGGGCGATATTGGGCAGGTCCAGTACACCACTGCCGAGTTGAAGCAGTGGCTTAACGCGGGACAGCAGGACGTTGCAAACCGACTTGACAACATTACGTCCCGCTGGTTCGGCGCAACGGCGGAGATAGACACAGTAATGAGCAAAGACGAATACGATCTGCCCGCCGATGCGCGAAGGATTCGCGCGGTTGCATACAAGACAGAGGCAGAAGGACCGTTGGCGCAGTGCATGGCGATGGACATTATCAACAGGGGCGCGACGCTCAACAACACCTTCTACACTCCGAGCGCGACGCAGCCCTTCTGGTACCAATGGGGCAATAAGTTGGGCGTGTTGCCGGTACCGACAGAGGCGGTTCCTGGAGGTATCAAGATATGGTACTTCAAGCGCCTGCCACTACTTACCGGCGACACCGATGAGTCTGAAATCCCCTTGGAATACCAGAACCTCATCGTTCTCAGGGCGCACATCATCGCCGCGCCGAAGTTCGGTCAAGACCCAACAATGCTGGCGAACATGTACAACGCCGAATTCGAGGCCATCCGCGCAATCTGGACAAGCAACCTGGAGATTGAACTGGCTGGTCAGAAGAAGCTGGGCGGCATTGGAGCCTAGTATCGGAGGTCATGCGATATGACCCTGAAAGAGATGATTTCGGACGTTCGGGCGCGGGTGAGAGAACTCGCGCCCCGCGAACTCACAGACGACCTAATCCGGCACTGGCTCAACGAAGGGCAGCTCGACTTCGCCCGGAAAACCTTGTGCCTCGCGTCAAGAGCGAAGAGCGTCACAACCGCCGGAGATGCAGTGTATGCCTTGCCTTCCGACCTGCTGAGACTCCGCGAAGTGAAGTACGGAGTCGAGAAGTTGTTCGAGATTCCGCTTGCGGACGCGGTAGATACGGAAGGGGTGCCGACCGGATATGCGAAACTCGGACAGACGAGCATCCTTCTATCGCCGGTGCCGAGCGCGGAAGGACAGCTAGAGATCATCTACTATCAGACCCCGGACAAACTGGTGAATCCGGGCGACGAAAGCATCCTGCCTACGACCTGCCATGAGGCGGTTGTGCTCTACGCGACTATCCGCGCATACGAAGCGACTCCGAACCTGACGGAAGGGCAGATAGCGGTATCCGACAGGCTGACGGCTCAGTATAACGCTAAGGTTCAGCAGCAGGCGGGGCAGTTCAGACAGAGGAAAACAAGCGCATGGACAGTGATTCGGTAGGGTGGTGTTATCATGCCGAGAGAATTAGCCATGTTCGCAGACTTCCGTGGAGGGCTGAACACCGACGCTGCCGATGACCTGATAGGCGACAACGAGTTGACTGTCGCGGAGAACGTGGAATTGGGAATGCGCGGCGGCATTGCGAAGCGGCGTGGAACGGAGAAATTGAACGCCGCATCATACGGCGCGAAGGTGTCTCAACTCATCGAGTGGCCGCGAATGAGCGGCGGAACAACCCTTCTCGCGGTCATTGGAAAGTCCCTGCACAGCATCAATCAGGAGACATACGCGAAAACATCGGTCAAGGCGCTGGACTCCGACCGGGTCGGTTACGTGTTCTTCAAGAACAGCGTCTATTTTGTGGACGGCAAGGGGTTCTATCGTTACGATGGCAGCGCAGCGGAGAATGTCCCGGCTCGAACCACGCAACCCATCTCGTCCGAAATAGACCCATGGGGCGGGTGGGAGCAGCAACCGAAGGTGGACGAGCAAGTCCGCATGGTCACGCCGACCGGCGCCATCATAACAGCCAAAGTCGCCGTGGCACCTGAACTTGAGAGCAAGGCGGTTCAACTCAAGGACCTGGCCGGGGGCGCGATGGCAGACGTGGTGGCCGACAAGACCACCTTCCGGTTCATAGACGACGGTTCGGAGAATGCCGATCTGTTCATGATGGTTGTCGGCAAGGACGATGCGAACTTCACTGTGACGCTTGACTACAAGAGCGCAACGGAAATACCCGTGCAAAACGATTTGACCGCGATTCGGCGGTGCAAGTTCCTGTTGATGAATACCAGGACGCATAGGATGTTCGCGGCAGGTGACTCGCAGTATCCTTCGACGATGTACTACTCGGAACTCGGCGATCCGACATGGTGGAAACCGACTTCCGCATTGATGCCGTCATCGGCAGACGGACCCATCACTGGTCTGGCGATGTTCGGCGATTCCGTGCTCGTGTTCTTCTCGAATGCGATATGGGCATGGCGCGGACTTGACCCGGAAGCGGACGCCGTATGGGAACGCCTGTCAACGTCTCAGGGCACCCCCGCCGTTGATTCGCTGGCGTTGACCTCCGGCAGTCTCGCGTATCTCAGCACGGGCGGGGTGTTCGCCATCTCCCCTTCCATGCTTTCGATGACGGCAGTGATGATGCCGGGTGAAGATATGGTGGCTAACCTATGCAAGAACAAGGTTGCCGCCATCATTAACGGGATAACCAAACCCGCCATTGCATGCGGGGTTTGGGACCAAGTGAACCAGAGGTATCTGCTGTCATACAGCGACCTGACGGATGGCTCGAAGAACAACAAAGTGCTCGTATACGACTGGTCCCTCAAAGCGTTCGCGATTTGGACGGGGTTGGAGATATGGAGTTGGTTAAGCAGACTAGACGGTACGGTTCT